GTTATGTATTGAGCAACTACTACCTCATTATATTTATCTTTTTTTGTTTCGTAGATAGGTCGCATTTTAGTTTTTCTCTTTGTAGTTACGGCTACGGTTTTTCTTTTTACTCTCAATCGTTATGCCGTCCTTATTCTTACCGCCCTTACTTAAGGCTTTTTTGTGAGAGACATCCTTCCCCTCACGCTTGTCGGCTTTACCATTCTTATTCTTATCGCCGCCTTTCTTCTTGGCTTTGGCATCCATCTTCTGACGAGCACGTTGTCGTTCCATACGTGCTGTAAACTCTTTACTACCTACTGGTTTGTTCTTTTGTTTCTTCCTATCTTCTTTGTTCTTGTATGGCATTAGTTTCTCCCGTTGTGTGCACATTCAAGCACTATGCAGTGTGCTCGACATAACCCTGATGGGTTAGGGTTCCAAACATCCTTATCGAATGCAGTTTCCATCCTTGAGTATCCACCTAACCACTTCTCCCAAAGGTGTCTCTGGTCAAGTACAGTGTAGTTATCTTTTATCAATTCATTTGAGACTACAAACAATAGCCCTCCGCGCACGGTCTTGATGTTGGGAAAGAACTTAAACAGTGCCAAAGCCATCAGTTCAAGCTGCCCCTTGTCGGCGTATTTCGCGCTCTTCCCTGTCTTGTAGTCGATGACCCACGCAAGCTCCTCTTCCTTGTCAATAATTACTAAGTCAGCAATGCCACGCCACCACACGTCATCTGCAAAGAAGTCACAGGGTTCTAGGTTCTCGGTCAACCCCATCTTGAACTCACATAGCTTGTCTCCTCGCTTGGCATTGAGGCTATCTAATGCGTCTTTAGCGTAGGCAAACTGGGGTGGCATAGGGGTCTCATCCCGTATGTATTTTTCGGCAGCTTCATGGAAGGCAGTGCCATACAGCATCGCTGTTGTCTCACTCTCCTTGTAAGTCTTAAGGATTTTTATATGCTGAAACTGTTTAGGGCATTGCTCAAACGACTTTATCTTACTAAATGACCACGGGGATATACTCATAGGTCAAACTCTCCATCCTTGTTAAATGCAAACTCGTAAGCGTCAGTCAGTGTTTCTATTACATCTGGTAACTCGCTTAGGTCAAACGTAACAGTGTCCACTCGCGGGGGATTGTCTCCGTAATCACATTGGGAAACGACAAGCATTATCTTATTACGTATCTTCAACAAACCTATGTCGCTGGTCGTTGATTCCTCCGCATCCATAGGGGGTAACCTAAAAGTACGAATAACCTTACGCTTGTAGCGTTCCTTACACTCTAAGAAGTTAATGACTTGACTCATTCGCAATCTCCGTACGCTTTCCCTGTACCTGATTCGCAGTCGATGGGTAAGCCCTTCGCCCATACAGGTAACCAGCGCATACACTCCTCCATGTACGCACGGGCTTCTACTTCTTGTTCTGCCAGTACGCAACATGCAACAGAGTCATGCACTGTCAATACTACCTTGTACCGCTTACTAATTTTTAACATTTGCTCTGCGATAATACAACGTGCAATAGCTTGGCATACATTCTCTATCAGCTTCCCACCGTATATCCGTGTTCGGCCTTTGCGAGTTTTGTAAGTATACTCAGGTCGTTCGTTCTCAACCTCAACTGGATTGCATTTTAGCTCGTCGTACCTCATCAACAATCCAGAGGGTAACTCGATAGCAGATAGTTCGGGACATACCTTCAACACACCTTCACGCCCTATCTCCGCAGCATTACCATCCACTAGGTTCTTAATAGTAAAACCCGCATCGCTCCATAGACGTACGATATGAAAATACGTTTCACGGTAGACTTTGATAACTCTCCGGGCTTCACCAATATCCATCTCAAAACCGAATGTCTTAAGCTGATCGACAAAACGAATAGCACCCATGCCGTAGCCAGCACCTAGGATAGTGGTTTTTCCTACAAACCTTTGTTCTTTAGTGACATCTTCTACTGCCACCGCGTAGATTATAGCTGCCATCTGCTTGTATACGTCTTCACCATCGGCAAACGCTTGTACTAGATCGTCCTGCTCTGCCAACCATGCGAGTACCCGCGCCTCTATCTGAGAGGAATCGCAGTCTATTATCACGTGCCCATGTGGGGCGATCATACTACGCTTTAACTTCTTACCATTTACCCCACGGCTTGGTAGGTTCTGTAGGTTGATCTTGTCATCCCCGCCGAACCGCCCCGTGTGGGCAGCGTAGTATTTTATAGGTACAGGGAGCCACGCTTTACCTTGTTCCCCACGCCCAGCGATAGAGATGAACCTCTGCGTACGTGTCTCTTCTAACGTAGACTTGTTACCTAGACGGGCGTGAGCAAGCATATGTACCATAACGTCTTCGTGATCCAACAAATCTATGAACCCCTGATCTGTTTTGGCAAACGCAAACGTACTTTTCCCCGTTGTCGGGCTTACCTTCATTGGAACCATAACTCCTAGGTTTTCCAGTAACCCAGCGAATTTTGCATTACTCATAAGGTCTTTCTTGGTAACCCCCACATCATCAAGTAGTTGTTCTTTGAGCTTTTTGGTATCCTCTAAGTGTTCTTCTAGTAAAGGTACGTCCAACTCTATGATAGGTTCGATGAACATCTTAAGGGTCAGGTCTATAATCTTTAGCTCAGTACGTGGGAACGTGTTACCCATAAGCCCAAACAGGTCGTACGTTAACTCAACATCGTTGATGCAGTAGTCCCCGTACAGGTCTAACTCCTCATCAGTAAACTCCCAACGGTGTACACCTATCGCATCGGCAACCGCTGTACCTTTCTCTCCGATCCCGTACCGTATAGCCAATGCCTTAAGACTTCCTCCTGCCTCCACACCATGTAAAGCCCTAGCGATGCAGAGAGTGTCAAGATAAGCGCGGGGACGAATATCATAAATCCAATTAAGTATAGCCCCATCGAACATAGTGTTATGGCATAGCAGAGAACTGTTTTCCCAATCGAAACCATCTAAGTATTCCTTCATCTGCTCGTGATCGCCACTAGCCCATTCAGTAGGGCCGTTGTTTACCTTGATCCCTACCCCGATAACCTCAAAATCTAAGGAGCGAATGTACTCCTCTGTGGTCAACTTTCGGAGTGAGAACTTCTTATCGTAGTAGGTCTCAAAGTCTAGTGTGATTATGTCGATACCGCAATCTCCCCACCACACGCGAGGTATCCGCAAGCGTCTATCCAGTTGTCAGCGTTAGTTGGGTTCTCATCTAACCTAGCGAGCTTCAACATAGTCATCATCATAGCAACATCTTTTGAGGTTATTTCCCCCTCTAAGTAAACGCTCCAGTACGCAGCGATCCTGCTAAAACTATCCTCTGGTTTACCGTGTGTGTTCTGCCTATCCTGTGTTACGTACTGCTTGGCGGTGTCAAGGATGTCTGCCCTGCTTACCAATAACGGTTTAGGGGGTAGGTCATCATGTGCGTAGTAACTTCTCTCTTCTTCAGTCATCTATACTCCTAAGTCTAATTCTACTTGGTTGGGGTTCTTTACGGGTGCACCTAGTAACTCGTTAATGTCATTCATGTTCTCTTCGTTGACAACTAACGCGATACCTACCGCCTTGGCTATTTCGGCTAGGTTCTTTTCCTGTAGTGCTGTTGGCTTGTTCTTACCTGCCTTACACTCAATACCGAAAAACCTACCGTTGTAGCACCCAACTATGTCCGGTACGCCTGACTTGCCATACCCTCCTGTCGCTGGGAAGAAGTAGTAGCACCCTAACTCTTTAAGCTGTGCCGTAACTTTCCGTTTAACTTTTACTTCTGGTGTCATCCTTTTCTCCCGTTGCCTGTTGATCTGGTTTGCCACCCTACTGTCCCTCTAAGTGGGGGTCTTAACGTGTAGAAGTCGGAAAAGTATTCACATTCCGATAGGTTTACATGTCTCCCACTACGGTATAGAAGTCCTTTACATATCACGCAACGTATTTGGTTCGTACGATGGTAAGGGCTGTGATAGGTCTGTCTATAGCCCTTCATTGAATACTTATCCCTACCTCAATGCAGTCAATTGAGTAGAGGTCTTCGTCTTTACCCTCCTTAAGCCAAGCACCCAACTCTACCTGCACATCTCTACAGGCATCGTGTGTGGGGTACTCATCCCAAACAAATATCCCAAAGGTAGTGAACAGGTAAAGTGTTATCATCCTAAGTACCTGCTTGACTTAGCCCCTTCTCGCGCACGTGGGTGAGGTTTCAACTTAAGCCACGCCCTACTTAACAATACGTCTGCACCTTTGATTGGAGCATCTGAACTAGCATCTTTTCTCCTCCTTTCGGCGGCAAAAACTTCCCATTCTTCCGGTGTACATTGACTCTTTAACATACCTTCTCTCCAGTTATCTCCGCTAAAATTTCATCCGACTTTTCTATCTCTTTGATGGCAGCAACTCTAGCTATATCAGCAGTCGCTACTGTAGGATAAGCACCTACTAACATGTTCCTACCATCCACTACGATACGGACAATAAACTTCTGCCTCGCTACGTCCCAGTTGATCCCTGCAATCTCAGTTCGATTGACCCTAAGTAGTGCAAGTCGTCGCTCTTCGTTATCGGTAATTGATAGCAGCCCCCGCCTAAGATTCCCAATCCGGTTATCCTTTTGATCACCGTTCTTATGTCCTAACACGTCTTCCTCAACGTACGTCCTTATACTACTTTCGTTACGTAACCATTCCCCTTTGTGTCCTAGCCATACAAGACGGGCAACGGGGTAACGAAACGCGCCAACCGCACACATATAAAACTTGTTATGGGGTTGCCCAATGACCTGTCCTTCCAGACGGGTAGGGCCATAAGTCTTGCGGTAGGTCATGCGTCCAGAACGAGGATGGTAATTGAAGTATTCTTTGACTTCTTCTCTGGTAGGTAGGTCTGGGTTCTCAAAAAGAATAACTGTCCTATCACCTTCAAAGAATTCTAAGTTAGCTATCCGATCATCTTGCTTGTTACCATTCTTGTTGACGATGTAACCGCCAGTAGGGAACTCCCCTGTAACGTGTAGCCAGATGATTTTCTTAGCCGCGTAGCTTTCTCCATTTACAGTGACTTGCCGCCCTGCTTTGGTGAACCAACCTGCTTGATCCCCAAGTCGAGACAATCTACCACGTGTAAACTTGTTTGTGAGAAGCCCACGTTCTGGACAATAATCAAACAGGGCATGGACTTGTTCTTGCGTGGGGTTTTGGTCAGCCCCCATTCTAATACCAGTTCCCCCTTCACTCATCGGTTTCGCTCGTAGGAGTCTATTCGACGTTGTTCCTCGTCTGACTCTATACCGCTCTCGACAAGTTCTAGGATACCCTCAAGCGTAGTGGCAATACGTTCCAATGCCGCTGCCACTCGCTCCTCTCTCTTTTGCTTATCTGTCATTGTGACCTTTTTCCTCTTATTGGTTAATCATGGGAGTGGAATACTG